TTCGGATTCTTGCAGACCAATCAACCGATGCACCCGTACTTCCGTCTATTGCCCCTTGTTCTATCAGCGAGGAATCGAGAAGGTTGCAAGTGGCAATGTACCGACCACCCTTGCTCTTGAATGCTCCGTCTAACTCGTACCCGATGTTGAGCAATCCTTCACCTTGACAGTAAGCACCGATGCCGACTCCCTTGCCACCCTCTCGGATGTTAAACGGAATGTCCTCGGAAGGTATCTGCCTCGTTTCTGTTGCCGTATTTCCCGTGATATCCGTTACGGAAAAGGTTACTGTGTAGACGGAAGAAAGACTCAACCCGCTTGCCAACTGTGCCCGTGTTCCGCTTGTCAGGTTGACTGCGGAGAATCCAGTTACTTGTGCCTTAAACGAGGTCACGGAGTTTCGGTTTACATTGTCGCTTCCTGCAAGTGTACAGATTCCGTAGGTCGCTTTTCCCCACGCATATGTACCGCTGTCGCTCTGCGTTTGAGACGAGTTTCCTCGGTAGCACTCGGACACATTTAGTGTCGGTGCGGAATAGGATTTAACGCTTATGGCAGGACTCGTCCAAGAGTTCGAGAATCCACGGGAGTCCGTGAATGTATAGGTACAAGTGATGTTGCCTGCCACAGTATATTTATTTGATGTATATGTGGATGCGTTGACATCTGATACAGTCCCACCACCGCTTGAGAAGGTTACCGACCTTGATGAGACACTCGCACCATACTTACACGACACTTGTGCCTTCGTCGCTGACAACCGGAGTTTGGAGTATCCCGCAACCGCAACATAAGTTCCGAATGCACTCACGACATCGTTATACGGAGCAAAGGTCGGTGTCGCTGACAATGTCGGCAGATAGGATGTGTCGGACGGATTTATCTCCCATGTCCATCCGCTATACGATTTCGTGTCAACGAGTGTCGAACCATTGTAGGTTTCTATCGTAATCGTCCAAGAGGACGACGAAGGTTTTGCCGTGTTAGGCGTACATTCTCTCGGAATGGTATATGTGAAGTTCGGATTCGACTGATTGTTTACGACATGGTAGGAATAACCACCATACTCAATCCATACCTGCTCCCAAAAGTTACTTGCCTTTCGGGAAAGTTCAAATGTCGCAGGATACCCGTAATATCTGTTCGTGATATTGGTTAATGTCGTTCCCTTTGCGATGGTCGGAAGTGCCAAAGTGGTTGATGCACTACCACCCGTGATAGACCATGTTCCGCTTAATGTCGTAAATGCTGCCTGAAGGTTGATGGTCTTTGTTCCGTCCGCATTATGCGGTATGGTAAGAATCGTGTCCGCAAACTTGTTAAGGGCAAAGTTATTGAAGTCATATGTGGTATTAAGGTACTGCTTATTGGAATTGTCAAACCCCGCATATCCGTAGTTATTAGCGGTGTATGTGTTCGCCATTCCCGTTCCGCTACCACCGCTGATGACCTGCGAATACAACTTGACATCAACCCTTGATTGGTTGTTCGCAACATCGGTGGAGTTCTGCATTACCTTGAACTCCATCCAAGTCTTTACATAGGTATCGGGATTTCCGTTGTTATAGTTACCCGTTGTCGTTCCGACTACTACTGTATACTCATTTCCGTTAACGGGTTTTGTGTCCCAACCTGCCATTGTTTATCCTTTCCACTTGAAAGTGAGTCCTTTGCCTGATTCGTCCTTTATCGCATACCGACCAAAGTTCATGTCGCCCGTGATAATCTCTGCCTTGTTGATGAACAGTTTATCGTTACTGACATAGGCGACTTTCGTTTGGTCAATGTAAAATGCCAACTCCTGCGGAGTGAAGGTCGCATAGAAACCCTGCCGTTTCATGCAATCTTCCCCATTGACTGTTTCGTGGATTATCTGACCAAGTGCGATACCCGATACAGCTGTCAGTCCTTCAAAGTAAAGGACACCCGTCTTGATATAAGAGTCCGTCTGCGTAATCCACGAGTTCTGTGCCGTAACATCCGATGCATTTGCCTTGTTGGTCGATAGGTCGGTTACATTCGATTGGAGTCCCGATACATCTCCCTTTACTGTCTGAATCGTGGAATACTGTTGCGTGATGTTTAGTGCATTTGCCGTTATCTGTGCGGTTGATTCTTCCTTGTACTCACCGAAGTCGCTTGAGAGTGCCGTGTACTCCCCGTGAAGTTCTTGGGAGATTTCGTCCATGTGACTCTCGATTACCTCGGCATTCTTCACGATAAGGTCTTTCAGAAGGGAAACCGCTTCGTCCACCGACTGCTCCGTGTACTGTTCGGGTTTCTGCACTATCTGATTCTGTGCTTCCAAAGTGAAGTTCGAGGTCTCGATGTTGTTCAGGGCGTACTCAAGTTGGTCGGTCATCTGCATGAGGTATGACCGGAGTTTGTCGATACCCGATTCTGCGGTTATAGGCGGCAATTGAAATTTAAAGCTCATCGATTTGCTCCCGATACATAAATCTTGTTAATCCCAAAGAGGGATGCCTTGCCCGTTCCCTTGATTACGAGCCGGACGTGGTCACACTTATGAATGAAGATCGGCAACACATAGGTATTCAGTTTGCTACAGTTGAATTCCTTTGCCCTCTCAAGCACTCCTGAGTCGTCATATTCCGCGTAAACCTTCACAGAGGATAAATGGTCTATCCGCATCCGCAATTCGCATTTAAGGAGCTTTACGTCGTTCCCTGTGGTCATTCTGTAACCATAGGAGATTCTTCCGGTCCGGAGCTCCCACGAAATCGTTTCGTTCTGTGAATCGTCTGTCAGCTTCCATGCCGCGCCGGTGTCATCGATTAGAATTCCGTCGTGGGCATTGTCGGTGCAGAAATAGATTGCGGAAGGGATGTTCTGCTTTTGCCATGTGTTCAGGCGAGGATCGTATGCAAACGACACCGGAGAGCTTCCCTCAGTCATTCTCGCGTACAGCTTTCCATGTACGTTGCCGAAGACAGCGTCCTTGTATGCATGGTCTCCGAGTGCGTTTGACACCTTGATGGGAAGACTTCCGTCGTACACTACAACGTCAATCGGACTCTTGTAATAGAGCTTCTCGTCGATGACGCAGAGACTTCTCCACGATCCTTTTTGGACGCCGCGCGCCACAGTGTTCTGTACCTGATAGTTCGAAGGTGCTGTGCCGTAAATCTTGTGGATGCAGTTTTCCTTGAAGAAGATGGGATAACCGAGATAGTTGACTGCTCCGGTGAAAGGTCCGTCACTTCCGATGGACACTGTGTAAGAGTCGGTCGAGAGGCCCATGAAGTTCTTCCAATTTCGGAAGTCACCGAGCTTCGACGCATAAATCTCGTTGATTACCTGCCCGTTCACGAGACCATACTTGCATCCCCATAGCCGGTTGTTCGACTCACACACGTAATCCATCGAGGGCATGGTCATGTCCACGTGGATATCGTCAGTCAAGGTCGCGGTCTCGTCGATGATTCCGGCCACCACGATATAATCGTTGCCGCAGTCATAGACAATCATCGTTCCGTTCAGGAAGGTTAACTGACTCTGAATGCTTGAGCCTGAAGCAACGATTCCGCTGATCTCGACGGAGTCATAAACCTTTAACCCTTCTCCGATGCCTGAGTGCGCTATCTTACAATACACTGTCGGTATCTGCGTCCACAGACCTTCCTGCGCGGAATACTGATTGAGGACGTGCGGCGTCGAAGTGGTGTCTATCCACAGGTCGCCGTTCTGAGGGTTGTCCGGTGCATGGTCGTCGACTGTCGGTGTCGCATAGGCACTTCCGTCCTGCTTGCACAGCGTGAAGGTCGTTGCGGTCGCTCCGGTGTTATATGCGCGGTTGATGTATCCCTTATCGCTCGCATTTTCTGTATTAAAGTAAAATCCGTCCGGAAACACAATCAGGTACGCGCCCATCGACACAAGCTGTTTGTCGCCGGTCGTAAACGGCGTCGAATTGACTGCCGTATTCCCAAAGGCCCAATAGAGATACTTGTCGCGGATCACAGCGAGAGCTTTCTTGGCAAGAGCTCCCTGACCGGTCGTTCCGCCGTTCTGCGTCTTCACGCAGGGCCTTCTCTGACGCAGGACCGGATAATCCTCGTTGGTCATGTTGATGGCCTCAGCGAATTCCCCGTCCGATATCTCTTCGTTGTAATTTGCCCCTAAGAACTGCGTCGTTGGCATATTGTACTCAGGAATTTCATTCACCGGTGTATACATTGCGGTCTCCCTTGAAGTTAAAGATGCGATTCTTCACGACCGGTTTGCAGGTCCGGTTTACGTGGTCGGTGTAGTTCTTCCACGCCTGCTCGAACAGAACGGCCGCGTTGTTGTAAAATGCGTAATCACGATCATTCAGACTTATCTTCATGTCCAAATAGGTCGGATAGATTTCGTCATACGGAGACGGGATAAGCATCTCGGTGTCTCCGGACGTGTTTGCTGTATATCCGCCGAAATCCAATGCCCATGTTCCCTCATGGTTTAACTGCATTTCGTATGTTTTCTTATCCAAATCCGACAACCAACCTATCTTCGTGTCGCGGTCGTACTGCGACGGATGCGTGTTGTCGATTAATTCCAAAGCTCGGTTAATAGTCATGCTGTCACCCCTATAAAAAAGGGCAGGCTGTTACACCCACCCTTTGGTTGTTCAATGTTATGCGTTCTTGGCCGCCTTTGCCATCTTGTCGGCAAGGACCTTGTTTGCAATCTTCGCGTTGTCAAGAACTTCCTTGTATGCCTTCGGAATCTGTACGGGAACTCCGCGCTGTACTTTGAGCATGATTCCGTTCACGCTGAGCAGAACGAAGTTGTCCTCGTCTTCTGCGGCCGGTGCAAGGAATACTGTTACTCTGTCGTCTTTGTTTTCGATTTCTTCTGTAATCTTTTTGGATGCCATGATAAATTCCTTTCTTTGAGAGATGCCCCCACCCCGAAGGGCAGGGGCAATATTGGAAAGAGGTTAGTTACCGAGGTCTACGCTACCATAGGACGAACCTACTTCGAGACGCACAAGACGCTCCTGATAGAGAATCTTGGCAACAGTGGCGCATTTCCACCCCACTGTCTGCCTCTGCAAGAGGGGATCGTCTCCGCTTCCGAGTGGTCTTACGATCATCTGAAGGCCCATGTTGTCGGGATCAACAACGCCGTAAGCGTCTACGCCGAATGCAAGCAGGCCGTATACAGCAACACCACCTGCGCCGCCTTCACCTGCATA